TTGGCCTAATTTAAGAAAAGCAAAACTCGGTAAAGTGCTTACAGATGAAATGGGATTTTATTCTAATAAAGAATCTAGAGAAAGTCAGCAAAATTTTGACAAAGCTTTACCTGAAGATATAGATAAGGCATTAAAAGCTATTGGCTCACACCAAGAAAAGGCCACTAAAAGAAAATTATATCCTGATTTTAAATAATTAAAGGAGACAGGGGGAGATTAAGTCATTTACTCCCCCATGCCAGGTAAATTTCTAATTTATTTTACTTATTAGATTTTCAATATTACTTTTTAGATCATTTAAGACACCTACCTGCAAAGCCTTTTTATCTTCTTTAGTAGTTGGTTTATCTAAACTTTCTAAAGTTATCGTTAAAGCTTTCATATATAGTATCATCTCTAAATAAGGACTGTTTTCCTTCATTTCTCCTCCATTGGTTTCATATAATGGTTGGCAAGGAAATCATCAAATCTTAATAATATTAAAGTTTCTCCTCTGTCTTGTTTAAAAACTACTGAATCTACATGTTCACTAGGAATTAAGAAATCAGCTAGTTTTTTCCTACATTTAGCTTGTATAGTAAAGCTATTATCTATTAAGACATCTACTTCTTCATGCCATCCTATAGATTGACCATTAGATCCCCAAGCTCTTTTTGCTTCAAGTCCAAGATCTTTAGCTTTGTTTACTATAAGTCTTTCAAATGTATTACCTTTATTTTTGCTTTTGCTCGGCATATATCCTCCCGAATAATTTAATTGATAGCCTTCTCATGGCTGCTTCTCTGTCTTTACAAATCTCATCTATACTAGATGGATTCTTTTTTTTACCTCATATTGGCGGCTTAGGATTTACTTTCTGACTTTCCTTTTCCAGTATTGATATTTTTGACTTTAGTCTCTGTATTTCCTTCATTGCGCTCTCCAGAGTTTTGCTGTCTAGATTCATTTTTGGCTGCCTCCTTATCAAGTTCTTTTTTAATCCATTCCTTAAAATCACTAGCATCTTTTTTATATTCTATGTAAGCTGCTAATGTGGAATCTAATTTATTTATAAATGCTCCCATTCTATAGTTTTCATTTATAAGGTTACCTATTGCTGTTTTCACCTCTTTCATAGTAGGCTTTCTTTCTTTTGATTTTTTCATATGTTTAACCCCAATCTGTTTAATATTCTTTCAACTTTTTCACCTATATAGTTTAAATCTTTCTGAACTTTTTCAACTATATCCCATAAAGCATCTACTTGTGCTTGAGTTACTTCAGGATTTTTCTTTTCTACTTTTTTTACTACTTCTTTTGTTGGTTTTGTTTTACTTGGCATTATCTGCTCCCTAATTTAGTGTAATCTAATAATTTACCATTCGTATAATGCTTTACCATTACAATTTTACCTTCTTTACTATATAAATACCAATAGCCGTCTTTGAAATTTCTAACTTTTGTACCTTTCTTTTTAATGGAACCATTTTTATAGTATTCAGTTACTTTTGTTGTATCTCCATATGTTACTTTAAACATGCTTACTGAAGAAAAGCACAGTGATGAAGATAGTATTGCTATTATTAACTTATTTTTCATTATTTCCCCCATTTTTTATCTCTAACTATTAAAGCCATTATTGCATAATTGGCTATGTCTATTAATGTGTCATCTAAGCTCTCATGATTAGGCTCTTTATCGTTCATAGATAGGTTTAGAAAGCGAGATATTTTATCTTGCATACGAATACCTACCCCCATAGCAGAAAGCCTTACATCATGACCTTTTTCAGGTTGAGCTTTACCTAGGCCAATATTGCTTGGACCATAATCTAGCTGTTTTTTACAGAACAATTCTAATTGCTCTACCTGTATTTCTTTAAACTTTTCCAATGTTTTTGGATACCTTACTTTAATTTGATATTCAGAACTCTGATGATCTGTCATGATCCTCCTCTTTTGTGTTTTCGTGTAATTTATAGAAAAGACTTTGAATTCCCCATCTTGTATTGAAAGCCCATACTTCTATTGTGTGTGATTTTTTATTAATCATTATTTCACCTGTCCAACCTGGTTTTATAGTGACAAAGTTACCATTTTTTGTAGTAACTCCTCTCCATCTACCAGTTTCTTTATCAGGTTTATATGCTTTGGTGTTTTTCTTTAAGAAACCGTTGCTCAATTCTTTCATATATCTAATTCTCCGTATTTACTTTTGTATCTTTGAATTAATAATCCAGCTTCAATGTTTCTTTTTTTCTTAAGTAGTTTTAAGATCTGATTTTTAAGTCTGTTTTTTTCACCTTTCTTCATTAATTCCTCCTAGAGTTAATGTAGAGGCCTAAAGTTAGCATATCTTATCGTCAATTTCAACGAAAAATTCTTCAAGCCTCCACAATTGTATAGTGCGTCAATGCAACTGGGCGATTTTATTATGAGCTCTCCACAGCGGTAATCTTATTTACTTCTCTTAGACTAAAAGTCCGTGACTGACATGACTACACTAATTCTATATAGGTGAGAGCTGAGCACAGCTATTAGTTTCCCTCTCTTATGTCTCTACAACCTCGTCAGGATTTACGCTCGTAGACACCTATAAATTTATGCTGCTACCCAGTTACACAATCCATCTACTATTGTAGCATTTTGATTGTATGATGCAACTGTAGGCTTTTCTTTATGCCACAATTCATCTGTTGCTGAGTTCAATAAATCCCATCCAGTATTACCTTTATGTAGGAATCTATCTATTACAGAACCCCAAGTACCTGTAGGAATGCCATCTAAATGATTAAATCTTATATCACTTAGTTCATTCACATCAACTTGAGCTTCATTTAATCTTTTAAAGTTAGATATCATATCATTAACTGAATTATGTCTACCTTCACCACCAGCTTGAAGAATACCAGATACTTTCTCCAGTTCTTCTTCCCAGTTTTCACTATCAGGACTATGTCTGAATCTATATTTGTTTAACACATTATGACTCATCATACCATTAGTACAAACAAGTCTATATATCATCATCTTAAATCCTAAAGATGTGCTGCCATCATAACTATTCCACATTTGGAATCCAATAGCTACATCATCACCAGCAGCAACTTCTCCAATACTATTATCTCTAGCTATATAGCTTATAGCATATCTTCTACCATCAAAGAATGTTTTCTCTTCTTCCATGTTTAGATTGGAATTAGTAGCTATTTCTTCAGCCATATTTCTTACTCTAGCATTGTCAACAAGCAGATAGTTATTGCTAACTGTACCTACTTCTTTCCATTTCCATTGTCCTTCTTTATCTATATCCTGTCTTTGCACAGAATAAGCATTTGATTGTATCCCTTGGTAATCAAGAGGTACTTTTCTTATATCAGAATATGGGTTCATCTTTCCTCCTTACTTTTCTTTTTATGAATTGTTTAATTAAGTTGGTATAACTATCATGCGTGCAGTAACACAAAGATTGACTAGGAGCATGATCTAATTCATACTCCCATTCAATTCCTTTTTCACAACTACCACATAAAGTATACCTTACTACATTTAATACTCTATATATTATAGCTTTCATTTTAATCTCTCCCTAAATATAGCTTGGTGTCCAGAGCTATCGGTTTTAATAACAGTACTGCAATTCTTCTTATTTTGAATTCTAATACATTCATTTTTTAACCATTGAGCATTGCTAATATATCCTTTAACTCTGTTACACCAAATTCTATCCATTGGGTAGATCCATTTAGTTAATTGTATCATCCTATTATCGCTCCATTTACATTTAATTGAACATCAAGATTTTCTTTTTCTCTATTAGCTGTACTTTCTATCTTTAACATCTGTATAAGATTTTCATTATTCTTAAATGGTGTTACAGATATAACTTTATTAGCATTATAAGCAATACGAAATGAACCCTTTGCTGATGCAATATTCATTCCTTCATTATAAGCTGATTTAGTTATTTCAGATACAGCGAATACAATAATATTATTATGTATAGCAAGCTCCATTAACGACTGAGAAACTTCTTCTACTTTCATATTATTATCTGTTCTTTTACTTTTAAACAAGCCCATGTGGTCTACAACTACTATCTCAGGTTTCTGAGGAAGCATTAGTATACGTTTCTGCAATTCATGAGCAAAACAGCTACTGTAGTCTACTGTTAACCAGTCAAAATCTTTACTGATTCCATTAGAATACTGACTATAATACTCTTTCAATTGATCTTCGTCCCATTTATTATTTATCATAACAAATCTCATCCACATCTGTCTTGGACTCATTTCCATTTCTAAGAAATATGTATTACGTTTAAAGGTATTGACCCAATTCTGTAATAACATAGTTTTCATAGATTTAGGAGGAGCCTGTATGATAACCACTTCGCCTGGATATACAGGATAATCACCACCATAAGCCTCACCTATATTAACTGGATTGTGGTCTCTTGTTAGAAACTCAACAAGTTCTTTCTCCATACTTGCTGCATCCATAGTATTTTGTGAAGCCTTAGCTTTGTATAGTCTACAAGTAGATTGGCAATTCTTATCCATCCAAACATCACTACAGCCATAGTTATATCCATTACCATTATGACCTTCATAGCAATCAGTTACTATCTTGTCCATCTCATTCTTACTGAACGGATGAGACTTAACATCAACTCTTTGCCTCCAGTCTTCCATAATAATTCTTACAGTATGTTCAGGATATCTCCATCTTAAGTGTGCGGCTATCCGTAGTGCCAGTTGATGTCGAGAGCCTTGTGGGCTGCCATCTAACATCTTCTGTATGCATGGATACCATACAGGATCAGGGTTTCTACCCAAAGTTACAGTTTCAAATTTCTTATCACTGCCCTTAGTTTTTCTTTTTAATACATCAAATACAGGCTCACATTCTAATGTAATCCATTCATAAGTATGTCTTTTACCAGACGCAAGCTTTTGAATCTCTTCAATAGAGCCATTCATCTCAGCTTTACTTAACGGTATTTTCCATAACTTAGATTTACTATTTAATGTATTTACTACTCTAATCAGTCTTGTCTTATCCGATACAGATGAATCTGCATATTCGTATATACCTTTAGACATTAATTCTTCTTTCACTTTTAAGTGTAGATCAGGACAAGGTTTCCATCTAAATGCTTGGCCAGGTATTCCTAAGTGAAATCCTGTTCCAGAAAAGTATGGCTGATACGGTATACATAAATCATCTAATAGTATAGTCAAGCCAATAGCTTTCTGTTTTGCATTTTCTGGATTAGTCCCATCTACATCAAGTATAAATTCGTCTGGCATATACAATATTCCATCATAACTAGATAAGCTTTTATTTTGTTTAACATACTCAACAACATGCCCATCATAATCCCACAAAGACATAAATGTATCTTGAGCCATACCAGCCCAATTCTCTAGTTCAGATACATCTCCAAAATGATGTCTATTTGCTAAGCCAAAAGCGTATTCTTTTATCATTTAACCCCCTTTATCCTCCAGAGTTGTTCTTTATTAACTCTATTTAATTTTTCAACTTCTACAATATCGTCTAATCTCATTCTTCTAAATTCTCTAGTATAGGTTTCAGTACTACCTAATCTATAATTAAATCTTATAAACCATGCATTAGATAGATTTTGAATATCATGCGTAAGGAATGTCTCATTCTGCATTTTCTTCATTTTTAAAAAGTCTGTTATATGATTCCTGACTGTATATTTCATTGGGTCTCCTCTGGTTATAAAAGAGAGCCTCACATATTCCTTTGCCTACATAGCTGGCGATACAAGCTATTACACCTTACCGAGGTATAGGACTTACAGGACCAGTTATTGGCTCTCTTTTAGTTTTTTATTTAGAAGGGTATATCTTCAGCGGTAACAGTAGAAGCCGATTCTCGCTCTGAAGCGATTTTCTTTTCTACTTGCTTAAAGATACTGCCTTTGATACTAGTAACCTGTTCAGGCGTATAAGATATATGTTCACCTTCCTGTGTTACAGGGGCAACAGTATCAAATACTCTACTGTATTCATTACCAGTCTTTTGCTCTTTATAGATATAAACTTGAATAGTTTTACCTACAAGATTCTTTGGATCGTCATCGTATTGAATTAATGGGTTCTTGCCATTAGGATCTTTCAATACTCCAACAATACCAGCATTGGCATGTTTAAATAAATTAGCAACTTTAAACTCCTCTTTAGTAGTTTTATTGAATGTTTCATACACTCTAAAACTCATATTATCAGGATAATCTTGCATATTTATTTCATAATACCCTTTTTCTGCATCACCAGCACCGTAAGTTCCAGTTTCAGCTTTAGATATAGACACTTCGTGCCATCCTTCAGCGAACTTTTCACCTCCACCACTATTTGCAGTCATTGTTTTTATGGCCATCTTTTTTCTCCTTACTTATGATTAGTTATCGATTCACCGTCATCATCTTTCTGTGAAATACCTACCATTGCAGATAAAGCGAATCTACGTGCATATGTTATAGTAGCACCTACGCCTTGCGCATCTGGTTTTGTTATAGGCATTTTCAATTTAGATTTTATCCATTGTCCAGAGCTATGTAATAACATAGTTGTAACATAAAAACTTCCTCTTTCATCTACATCATTACCTTGTATTACAGATAATCCGTGTTTAGTAAGATGTGGGAATGAAGCTTCTATACATGTATGTAAGTCAGCATATTGAGATTTGAAGAAAGGATTAGTAGATTTTTTAGCTGCACCTTTCATCTCTGATTGAGCTTTAGCTAATGCATCTGCTAACTTTTCTATGCTATCTGACATCCATTTTTCAGTGCTTATTGGTACGATTTTGGGGGCACTATCCCCTTGTGGAATATTTTTCTCTTCCATGGGTTCTCCTATTTTGAGGGTTTATTTTTTATAATTTCTACGCTGTAAAAGTTCTTGCATTCTAGATTTAACATTACTTAATAATTTCTCTGATGAATTCTCATTTAGAGCATTTAGGTATATTTCTAGATATGTCTTTATTACAGCATCTTCAATTTCAACATTTGTTGGCATTTCTCTCCTTAATTTCGTGGTAAACTTGCCTCTCAATATAAGGATAGATTCTGATACAAACAAGGGAAAAGAGAGCCTCACATGTCAGGTTTGCCTATAAGTATTATTGGTATTGTTGATACATTCCTGATAGGACTTAATACCTCCTTAGTTATTGACTCTCTTAGACCACGATAGAATCACGCCAGATTCAATTTCTTGTTCCTTGCACCACGTTTTCCTTGTCCGTGATTCATCCAAGATTTTATATAGATATTAGATATCCAGTCTTGTAATGTAGGAATAAACCCTAGGTCTTCCAGTATGTGCTGCTCTGCTATAGATTTCACTGGCACTTTCTTTCCATCGCTATTCTGCAGGTATATACCAAAGGTTTTCTCGCATTCTTCTATCCCTTGACTATGATGCCTTAACATTCTATGTCTGATGTCTGGAACATATCCTTTAGATTCATCAAACCAAGCATGTATAGCATGATAGTCTTCTTCTTTGCCTCCAAATCTAGATTTACTAGACTTACAGTGATTAAACGCCTTCAAAGCTAATCTCAGCTTCTGAATCTTCATGCTCAGTAGTCCTGACGTTCCATTCATGATTAACTTCTACTTTATCATTAACAACATCCCATATCAAATGACCTTGAGACCCTTCATTAATTTCCCAGCCACCAGGAACAAGTTGAAATAAAGCATCAAATACTATATCCTCACCTTTATCACCTAATGTTTTCTTTAATTCAGGACAACTATCTTCATTTCCAGGGAATCCTCCCCACTCATATTTATTGTCATTATCAACATAAGCGTAGATTTCATCACCAGAATCTCCATATCCAGAATATTCTATAACTATCTTCTTAATATCTGTACCTTTTCTAAGGCATTGCTCTTTTAATTGCTTCATTCCTTTAAGAGCATCATTTCTTCTAGATATA